AAGATACCGGACACAGGTAGTGAAGAAGGAGATCTAGACGCGGACGAAAGGGCTAGGGGTCAAGCATGTATTAACATGGAGCGGTTTTTAAACTACGCAAAAATGGGCAACGACGGTCCATGCGAGTGTGATTCAGTTGGCGAGGGAAGGTGCCCCAGGCACGGATGGGAGATGTTTGCCGAGAGTTTGCGGTTGGCAAAGAAAGACAATGGCGAGTGATGCCAGCGTTATTTGATTACGAGATGGCCCTCGCTGCCGTGGACCCGTGGAAATTGCGTGAGGATGGGTCAAACAACTGGAGTGTCCACTACTTTGACCGCATGGGGCGATGGACGGCCAGTGCAACAGGCATGAGCAAGGCCGACGCAAAAAAGAAGGCAGCAAAAAAGCGGCGTAAGGCACGCCAGAAGATTGCCCAAAAACATTCAACCAGGTTAAGCAACGGCTGAGAGGCTTGAAGGCGAATGAAGAAGAAATACTGGAAAAAGGTAACGCCGGACTGCACCAGGGGCTGGGGACTGAAGAAGCAGGGCCGGTTGTTCAGGAACAAGGACCGAGTCCGGCTAGAGGTTACCAAGCGACAGATCGGGCCTGGCATGACCTTTGGTGCAATCACAGAGCGATTCGAGTTGCGTGTACACGACAACGTAACGGGGGTTGAATGCGTGATAGAGGATGACTTCCGAAGCGAGATCGAAGCCGTCACCGAGGCCGCCCAGTTGTTCAGGCTGGAGAAGTGGTAAGGAATAGAGAAGAAGATGAAAGAAAACAGAGAGTTCAAGATGAGTTGTTACTTGTGCAAGCGGCACGAGCCTAGCATGGGGGCCGACGGTGTTCATTGTCGGGCCAAGGGTTTCGAAATTGACCATGAGCGTGCCGTGAGTATTAGGTGTGAGATGTTCGAGCGCATGGCGGCGTCGGAGTGGCGCTATTGGTGGGTATGGAACAAGGATAAGTACTCCAAGGGGATATACGCGAGCAAGGATGGAACGCCTGATAAGCAAGCCTCTCCATACCAGTTAGAGATAGAGCAGCCCTCATGCCCGGAGAAGCCGGTAGAGCCAGACTGGCCGAATGGTTGGTACTGGGTGAAGGATGAAAACGGGCGAGAGTTGTTCCGTAGAAAAAGCGGCTATCATGCCTACGATAAGTACAACGGAAGGCGCGAAGAATGGGATTGCTATGAGGTGGTAGCCAGCTTTAATGGAGTCAAGTTCGTCAATGAGGAGGATGACAGATGATATACAAGAAAAGACCGTTAAAGGTAGATGCAGAGCGTTGGTACAAGGTTGAGTACGACAGGCAGGCGGGGCAGAATACGCAGCCGATCTATCACCTAGACGTTGGGCACTTTCGGGATCCGGAGGTTGACGGCCAGGAGATGTGCGATCTGTGTAACAATGAAATGTACAAACACGGATGGATAGATAAGTACGACGGTAGTGGGCATGTGGTTTGTCCGGAGGACTGGGTTGTGACCGAGATAGATGGATCCAAGGTTCCGTACAAGCTTCACGATTTCGAAAAGTCCCATGAGCCCAACCTCGCATATGCTGTTTCGGCGCTCAGGGACAATTTCGAGAGAGACGCCGTTGTCTTGATAGAGAGAGTTGGCTCAGGAATGAGGTTCACCCCGATGGAGGGCGACGAAGAGATCATCGGGTAAAGGAGGCGTGATGCCTGGTACAGATATTGGTTTCTGGTTGTTCCTGGTCAGCCTGATCCCTAGCTTTCTAATGCTTGTGGTTGTTGGGGTGATCACGTGGATACAAATCAAGTACAAGAATAGGCTATGGGGGGTGAACTGGGTCATTGCTTTCGGGGTCATGCTGATTGTGTTTTGGGCAACCTTTGGGTCTTACGGGCCGGGGATCGCGCCGGATCTCCCGCCACCGTCTGAGGAGGGGGTCAATGTGAGGATGGAGAGTGTTCCGCCAGAGGATGTAGGAGGCGCGGCGGCCAAGGCAGAGAGCAAGGTTCCCCCGGTGCTTAAGCAGGTGCGGGAAACCGCTCAGGGCGGGGCCGGGCCAGAGAAGATTGACGAAGACGAGAAGTTCAAGCGGACTCTTGAGAATGCACTCAGGATCCAAGACAATAAAAAGCGGAGAAAAGCCAAGAAATAGCCCCCCCTTTCTTTCTTTCCGCAAAAGCACTTCCCCCTGTTGACAAACCACTAACGAGGCTGTAAATTAGCAATGAGAGCACAGCCCGAAGTTGACCGCTGAAAGGGGTTTCAGATGAATAGTGAATTTAAAGACAGGGTAGCTTCTGATGTGGAGGCCATCGACAGTAACAACAGTAACAAGGGGATTATGTATTCACTAAACGATATGACTTACCAGTCTCCTCTTAGCGATCGATACTCTGTTAAATTCTTCAACAAGATATGGGGCAAGAAGTTGATTCTCTCGGCGACCGAGGTTGCCAGGTTGGACGCCAGTGATTCAGACAAGATCTCTATTCTTCTTTCTAAGGTTAAAGACGAGGCGGCGATCCTGTGGGCCATTGAGTGTGTGAAGAACTCGGTCTGTCATGTCAATATGGCAAGGGCTGAGTTTGGGGTAGAGGTAGATAGCCGCTTTGACAGGGCGCTGTGGGCATTGTCTTCGACGGTAGCGTGCGGGAGCGACCACCCCGGCCTGAGCCGGATACGTGAAGACTGTGCGCGATTCAAGGCCGAGGAGGGGGACTATGAGTCAAGTTGTATAGCGGGGGCAGTGAACGATCTGTTCATCGCTGTCAGGAGACTCCGCGAGGATGTTGAGGTCGAGGGTGACGGCGCGGATGATACCATAGTCGAGATGGCAGAGAACGCTGCTGCGCTGGCGATGTTCAGTGACGAGGAAGAGAGGTGGCAATTGAACCTTCTCGTCAAGATGGCAGGAGGCCAGGTATGATCGACTGCCCAGGGGCAAGGGCGGAGACGACAGAAGAGAATGAAGGCAATGTTGCCGGTTAACAGCTGAAAGGAAACGAAGATGGAAAGCAATCAAGGAATCAATCAAGTTGAGAAAACCACAACCATTCAGCAGACGAGCAAGAGTATCAAGCTGATGTCTCTGGCTGGCACTCTAATGTTCTGGGGAGGGCTCGCGTTCACGATATGGGGAGGGGACGTGATGAAGGTTGTGGGATTTCTTTCGGTGGTGTCTGGGGTGATCATGGTAATCGGAGCCAAGATCTCCAAGTGGTGGTATCACAGCTAGAGGTGGGTGGCTTTCTCGCGAACTCAAGTTCGCAAAATAAGGAGACGAAGAGTCAATGTTAAAGGGTACATCTGGTCGAGAAGTCGTGTTTCATATCCAGGATGGCAAGCAGCACTTAATCTCTCCTCCTCCAGGTTGGGAGCGCGGAGAGGTGAGGAGCGATGGTGCTGCTTGGGTTAACAGGAAGAAGTCGATGAGTGTCATTGCGAGCATCTCTGTTGAATCAGATGGCAAGCACTGGCTTCATGTGTCTTGTGCACATTTTAGAAGGATGCCGACCTATGAAGAGATGGCGATGGTGAAGAATGTTTTTGTCGGCAGAGACAAGTACGCGATCAGCGTGATGCCTCCAACCGAAAAGCATGTGAATATTCATAGGTACTGCCTTCACTGGTGGTCCTGCATGGATGGGCATCCGCTTCCGGAGTTTTCCTCTGGCGGAACCATCTGAACTCGCCTCTAGTTTCGCGAACTCAAGTTCGCAATATTCATGTTGACAAAAGAATAACACGGTTGTAATTTTCGGGCACAGTGTCTCGGGCGATTGATGTCCGATTGAAGGGGTGCGTCGATGACCAGTGAAGAATTGTTGATGTTGAAGGAAAGTCCGGGTTTTGCTTACATAGCTGCTCCGTATTCGCATGAATCACAGGCGATCACTTTAGGGCGCGTGAGGATCGTCAATGCCGTGTGTGCTGCATTGATGAAAGAGGGCGTTCATCTGTTCTCTCCCATTAGTCACTGTCATCCAATTATGAAGGCGGGCAATCTGCCTGGGGACTTCGGTTTCTGGGGTGGTTACAACAGGAAGATGCTCAGTCATTCGGAGCATTTTGTTGTCTTGGAGCTAAAGGGTTGGAAGGAATCGGATGGTGTTAACGGCGAATCCAAGACGGCCAAGGGGCTCCATGTTCCACGCATAGGAATAAGCTGGGAAGAGATTTGCGACAGGTGGCTGGATCAGGCGCTCGGCATTTAGGGCTCGGTTGAAAGATGTTGTTGTTTACCTGGGCAGGGTGCCCGGTGTTGAGGAGGAAAGAATGTTCGAGAATGTAGAAATCGGAGACAAGATCGTAGCGTATCGCGGCAATTACACGGATAAGATCCTTGTTACCGTGACCGACATAACCAACAAGTACATTAATACTCGCTGTGATCGCGGTGATAGAAGTGAGCGGGACGCTCGCTGGCATAAGTCTGATGGAGTTAGGACAAGATCAAGCAATGTAAAAGATGCCAACAAAGAGAGGATCACAGACGATGAAGAAGTTGTTGCCGAAGTTGAGAGGGTGTGGGCAGACGAGAATGAGCGACAGAGTCTTTTGAGAGAGAACAGAACAACTGCTGCAATCATACGGTCACTTTGTATTGACTTGGATTTGCCTGGCAATAGGGTTGCTGGCTGTATGCTCGGCAATGTCATAATTGCCTTAAAAGACCTTGGGAGGGTGGCAGGCGGAGATGAGCCTGCAAAAAGAAGCAATGGGCGTTATCCGCATCCGAAGTGTCCCTCTTGTGGCAAGCCCATGAATAAAACCATGACCAAGGGGAAGGCTGTAAAGCCGACCGATCCGTGGGCGTTTTGCCGAAACAAAGGATGCAAGCTGCATGGTAAGGATCAGATACTAAGAGGGAAGCTCAGGAAGCTCAAAAAGAAGAGCAAATCTTCCTAGTCACGGATTGGAGATGACAGATGAGAGTACCAAAGAGGTTCATACCTGGTTTCCCTAGTTGTCGGTTCAAGTGGTTAGAGAACAAGCTCCGGGATCTGCACTTGAAGCTGTTCCGGGGGTATTACGATGTTTTCATCCCTCCTTCGATGACAAACGGAGGCAAGGGGGTTTATATCTGGAATGGCGGCCCTGAGATGACTTCCGATGAGATAGTCAGTGCTCAGCCTTTCACAGGCATGGGAGTGGATTGTCCATGGGAGTTCGTGTCTAGCGATGGCACCGAGGAGACCTCGGACGATCTGTGTGTCCAGATAAGCAAGAAATGGCAGGCGTATTTCCTAGCGATTGGACAGCCAGGGGAAGAAGAGCGGTTGGCCGAGATAAGAGAGATGTCGGATCGGGCGCTCAAGCTCGTGAGGGATCGAGACTGATGGCCTACCGATCTGTTAGGAAGAAAAGGTTACAATCCATCCTCGGAAACGGCGGAAGCGATCTAGACAGCAGGGATGCGTCTATAAAGTCGATAAGAAAAGCGTTGCGTAAAGGTCTTATAAAAAGGCCGAGCAGGTGTTCGTACTGCAAGCGTATCCCAGGTGTCGACGCTAAGGGAAATCCCAAGATAGAGGCTGTGCATCTGAAGGGGTATGCTCCAGAGCACCGTTTTGATTTTGAATGGTTGTGTGTAAGTTGCAGGTCCAGGGCCGTGTGGGCAAAGAAGAGGAAAGTTCAAAATGGATAGAGACATAAAGAGGTTCCTGGTTGCGTTGGCAGAATTCCTAGACGTCCACGACGCGGAGTTCAAGAGCGAGAGCGGAGGCATAAAGGTGTCGATTGGAAGCAATAACTTTGATACCGATCTCACCTTGTCGGCTGATGCTGCTCGGTATCTAGTCGAGACGTATGGATCTTGATTTTGTTGTCCTTTTGATCCTGGTGGCAGGGTTCGCTTTGCTGATCGTCAAAGGGGTAGCATCGGAGCGCAGGTTTCGTAGAGGACATCGAGGGTATCGCTGGGGTAGTCATAAGAAGCCTCCGAAGTGGGCGACCTTGAAACGGAGCGGGCGCAAGAAATGGAAGAAGGTGCTTAGGATGAAGGGTGGAAGATGATCAAATTTGACATTGCGGTCAGGTGCGATATTTGCCCTGAGGACAGATACCGGGCTTTGACAGTGCGGCTTCCGCCATGTGGGATCGATGAGGAGCCGATAAGGGATCTTCTTTTTTGGGCTAGCAAGGACGCTTGGTTTGGGCTGTGTTGTGATTGCGAGTCGTTGCCTACATGTGATTATGCTCGCGCTAACTCTACAATGCGCGACTATGACGGCGAGCAATTGCTTCCTGAAACGGTGAAGATTATCAGAGATCTTGGCAATGCGTTCAACAGTCGAATGCAGCGTTTGGTGGGCTACTATTCCGATGATACCGAGGTGGCTTCGTTGCATATTCTCAGGGACAGGGCCATCGACAGGGGCGACATTGAGGCTGCCATTGAGTGCAGTCGGAGGATGGGCTTTTTGGAAGGGCTAAGGTCTCAGGTTAAGAGTGTGAAATGCGGAAGATAAAGCGAAAGAAAAAGAAACCCGTGGAAGAATTGCACAGTGGCAGGCTCAACAGGTGTCTGGACTGTGATGCCATGTGGAACAGTGGGAACAAATACTACAAGGGGTTTCCTGTAAAGAACGAGACTTCTCCTACTGCTACAGATGAGGGGTTCATTCGGTCTTCCGGGCCTTTCGTTTCTTCTGATACAGAGTGCGTTCATTGCGGCTCTGAAAATGTGGTAGAGAACGGGAAGGAGAGGGAGAATGAAGGACGGAATGACAGATGCAGTGTCACAGGATTTTAGCGCTAAGTTCGACGCCTTGATAATCAGGGCGGCGACGATTCGAAGTAAGAGCACATACCCTTTGCCGAAGAGGGCATCGGAGGCGGTCAGGAGGATCGAGGCGGGCATGGAGAGCAGGGATCCGCTGTCCGTGTTTACAATGATCAGCGACCTTAGCTATTTCATCGGGTACATGGAGGCTCTTACAGATCCCAAGGGTGGCAAGTGATGTGCAACTGCTTCAAGTGTAGGCATCACAGGATACGCGGTGATGGTGCATTGATATGCAAAAAGGATGGCGAGTATCTCGATCCGGAGACCCAAGGCAAGTGTATCGAGGAGTGCAAGTGCATTGGGTTCGAGGAGGATCTGGAATACTCGAACTGCCTTGAGTGTGACCTTTTGTTCGAAATACAGGGACGCAAGGGAATGTACTTGTGCGAAGGCAATACGCGTCGATTCGGAAACGGGTTGGTGGATGTCTCGGAGCCTGGGGTAAGGGCGCTCATGCGTGAAAGGGGGTGTGGCTGTTTTTCCCAAAAAGAGAAGGCTTCCCAGTCTTCACGGGAAGAAGCAAAGGAGCCAAGATGAGCGATGGGGACCCGAATGTTTGAGGACACAAAAGTCGGAGATACACTGGTCGTGAGGACGAGTGGGTTCAAGGAACACGCTTACGAGACGGTCAAGGTGACGAGGATTACCAAGGCATCTGTTTTTACAGTGCTGAAGGATGGAGCGGCTGAGGTTCGGTGGTTCAGGAGTAACGGACGCCAGTATGGGGGCACTCATGACCGGTGGCATCCTCGCATGTTGTCGGACAATCCGAGGGATCTCACGAGGGCGCGGCGGTACAGGAAGATGGATAGGCTATCTAGGCTGTGCAACTACATCTCTAGTCGTGCTGGCGGGTTGACAGATGAGGACTTAGATGCGGTTTTGCGTCAGCTGAGTGCTATACGTGATCAGTTTTTCATGGACAAGAAGTAGCATATGGAAAAGGAGGCGGTAATGGACCAGAAATTTATAAGTTTCATGCTTGAAAGACTAGGCGGGGAAGCGGCTGCACGGGAGGAGTACGAGAAGGCTCGTCCGGTGGAGATTGCCTTTGAGCTACCCGGCGAAGTGGTCACGATGATCGACAAGCAAGCTAGCGAGAAGGGTGTAGCCAAAAGCGAGGTCGTGGAGACGGCTGTGAGGGCATACGATGCGAGCGACAGAGCGCCTAAGAAGAAAAGACTGAATCTTGCTCCGGTTGAGAAGGTTATAAACGACGAGTGCGTTCTCAGGGTTTTGACTATCCAGACGGAGGGCGGCGGATCTGTTTTCATGACAGCTGTTCAGGTGGCTGATTGCATTGACCACCTCGACAGGAACACCGCGAGGTCAACGCTGGATAGGCTGGTGCACTTCGGTAAAGTCATGCTTGACAAGAGGGGTCGCACGAACGAGTACAAGATCAATCCTGAATACGTGAGGACGATTGATGTTCTGAGGGACGTTGTTGCCGGTGTCCTTAATGGAGAAGGTGAGTCCTGATGGCCGACGACATACTCTCCGTCAAGGAGTACCCAGGCAGCATTTATATGCGGCGCGGGAAAGAGGGTCTTGATGGGTGGGGGGTTACTCGTGAGACAGGTAGCGATATAGAGTACATCCGAGGGGACATCGTGCGGGCCAGCGCGGCGCGTGCTGCGTTTATGTGGCACCACTTGACCGAGCGGGCAGGGTTGGCGCTTGCGGAGCTGAAAGGCGACTGTGAGGCCAATTGCAGAAACCCAGGGAAGTGCGACGAAGTGGAGCATTGCTACATTCGAAGCGCGATGGATATTCTTAAGAAGATGACAGGAGAGGGGTAGCAGATGGTGAGCGAAAAAGGTCTCTCAGAAGAAGAAAAGGCCGACCTGGACAAAGCCATTAGGGCGATGCTCAAGAAGGCTCGTGATCGTGGCGATATTACGACGGAGCACTTCGTTAGTGTACCTCGCTCTAAGATCGTGGAGAGGCTCGACTCGTTTTGTGCGCATCATTGTCATGGCCGAGACGAGGGGTGCGATCCAGAGCGATGCCCGGTGGTTCAGGTTGTAGAGATGATAAAGTGGGACAAGGAATAGGAATGAAAATCAGCTCTGAATTAAGGTCTCATCTTGAGATAGGGGTTCTCTTTCTGGCTCTGGTCTTGTTGATTGTTTGGCTCTCGACGAGGGGAGCTATCTGGGACACTTGCGAGTCGGAGTGCGCCCCGTACACGGTGGCGTTGTGCAGTCGAAAACTTGCTGTGTGTAAAACTGTTGACGGTTACTCCGTCAGGGAGAAAAAAGGTAAATTCTAAGATGAAACAGACATTTTTAGATTACACGTGTACACGAGAAACAGAGAAGGCGATCCTTGTCGAAGACGGTGGCGGGGAAGAGACATGGATCCCCAAATCACAGATCGACGACGATAGCGAGGTCTACAAAATGGGCACGGAGGGCGACCTGGTTATCTCGGAGTTTTTCGCTGGCAAGCTAGGGTGGTTGTAGGGCTGCCAGAAAGAGGATTTAGATGAATGTTGAAGATGGGTCTTATGCTGATGTTGCGTCCGTTGAAGACTGTATGGTGACCACCACTGGGAAAGATGAGTACCTCACTGGGTATGAGGACGGGTTGGCCAAGGGCAAGCGGGACGCTAAGTTTAACAGTCAAGCTCTTCATATTGTGTACCTTACTTGCATTGCGTTCCTCTTTATCCTTTACATTGGATCGAGGTCTTTCAGGGCAATTGGTGAGCACGATGAACAGGTAATAGAGAACAAGTGCCGAGACATGTGTGAGCCATTTCGCATGGAGTCATGCGGCCCCAAGGCTAGGACTGCAACGTGCAGGACTGTCGAGGGCTTTGTAGTGAGGAGTAAGGAATAAAATGAGTGAGTATACCTCCGAGCGGACAGTTTGGATAATCGTGGTGGCTCTTTTGCTTTTAGCGGCTACCTTGATTGAGTCTGGACAACGTGACGTTGCCCAAGAGGACGAAGGGCATGTTGCGCAGTGCGAGTGTGAGGAGTGCGAGCCGTGCGGAGCGTACTACGCTGAGCCATGCCCGACATTGGATGAACTTGAAGAAATGATTAATCTACTTAGGAGCCAGGAATGAAAGACCGTAACGTGCTTTTTTGGCAGAGTGTCTTTATCGTCGTCTGTGCCGTTTTCATAGCCTTGCTCCTCCTTGATGGCGCCAGCTTCTCGGAGACACCAGAGGCACAGGAAGTCCTCGAAATACCTCTGCAAGAATGCCCATGCAGCTGCGAGGAAGTCATCAATTGCCTCGAAGACTGCAATGAGAAGCTAGAGGGAATCAACGAACTTCTTAAACGCAGGTCAGGGGGCATGTGATGCGTGATCGACTAGTTGTTTGGTTTGCGGCAGTGATGTCAGTGGTGTCTGTAATCGGGTTAATCGTTCTGTTCTTGACATCACTTTATAACAACAGATTCACCCACGATGAGGCCAAGTCATGTCACTGTTACACCTATGAGGAGGCTGTCGGGATTTTTGATGGAACGATGGAGAGGCGCAATGATGCCTGCTATGGTACTAACAAATGTCCGTCCTTAACAGAGCTTGTGAATACAAAGGGCATGGAGAACTGGTGAAGCATGAAGTCGAAGATTGTAGTAATGGTTCTAAGTATAATCGCTGCGGTGACGCTGCTGGCATTGGCGGTAACCAATATTTCCGGATGTGGAAAAAAGAAAGAGGAGTGCCCTCCTTGCCCGACGCTTGATGAGGTGAGAGAGATACTGGCCGGGACAAGACCTGCCCTTCCAAAGGGGTGTGGCCCCGAGTCGCCGAAGTGCCCTTCTATCGATGAGATGCTTTCAGAGGAAATGTCGCGCAGCTTCCGGATAATAGAGGACTATCGGCTAGGAGGGGCGAGGTGATACTCGAAGGGACCGTCAAGAAGAGCAAAGAGTACTGGTTAGTAGAAGTGCCTGCGATCGATCTTATGACCCAGGGCAAGACTCGGGGCGAGGCGTTGGACATGATAATCGACGCGGTTGAGACCCTGGTAGATAAACCTGGTTTCAAGGTCGGGATACACGACAGGCGCAAGAACGTGATAGGTGTCTGGTCGGACGATGCTCAGGCTTTTATGGATCTGATGCTTGAGAGGGGTAAGAAGAGGGAGTAGGCTTTGCGAACTTGAGTTCGCGAGAGCACGGGGGCTGATATGATAGAGTGGCCGAGGGTAGAATTTTTTACAGTTAGACCTGTAATAGAATGCGGAGAAGAGAAGCGCAGACAGGCCATGGAGGTCCGGTGCAAAAAATGCCCCCACACCGACGAATGCAAGGGATTCCAGTACGGTGACAAACTGGGACCTGCGGAAACTGCTGAGTTTTTGCGTATATACAGAGAAGAGTTGACAAACAAAAGATAGCAATGTAAGGGATCTGAGTGAGATGGCGAGCGACGATGCTCGTCAGAGGCGAAAAGAGGCAAGTTGATGGCTGGTTGTAATGGTTGCGAGCACGGGAAAGAAACGTTCAAGGTCGATGTCGTAGGCACGGTCGTTTATTGCAAGAAAAAGGGCAGGTCCGTGATTCCTGAGTTGTTTAACAATTGCCCTTCTCGTTCTACCATGGAGGGCAAGAAAGTCGCCAGGAGGGTGTTTCCAGACGAGAATGTGCCGTGCGATAATCCGTTTGATGAAGTGAAGCGTCTTGAGGGTCTTCTCAGGAATGCGAAGCGTGAGAATACCAAATTGCTGGACATGATAGGCAAGATGCGGGGCGCGAGCGCCGTAGTGATCAAAGCGGCTGATAAGGTATTGGGGGCGGGGTGAGCGAGCACAACAAGAGCGGGGAAAAATGGGGAAGGACAGCTACGAAGGCGGCGGCTGTAAAGACGATCTTCGAGGCGGTCAGAACCGGGCGCATTATTCGTCCGGATACCTGTTCACAGTGCGGTGAAAAGCCGGGACTGGACGCGGTAGGTAATTCAAAGATTCAGGCAATACACACCAAGGGTTATGAGTTCGAGCACAGGATGGACGTGGTCTGGATGTGCGTGAGCTGTAGGAATAAATTTGCGTGGATAGCCAGGAGAGAGCGAGAGAACGAAAAGTGCGACATCTGCGGGGAGCCGACAAAAAGGGGAGAAGGCGAGCCCCGGCTGACACAGGTGAACGGAGAGGAACACGACAGTTATCACTCCATCTGTTTCGATTGCTATTTGCCTGGCGGATATGGCTGAGGAGAAAAGGGATGTCGGATTACTTTAAGCAGGCGAACGTTGCGTTTTTGATTTTGGCGGCGTTGTCCCTGGAGAAATCACTGGAAATCACGTGGTTCATGACACTGTTTCCGTATTTGCTGATAGTGATATGGTGGTTGCTTGATTATCTGGTCCGGCCATGGTTCGGGCTGTCCAGCGAGGACACCTCTGATGACAGCATGGTCAGGGGGCTAGTGGACGGGACGTTCAATAATGCGAGGGCAGCCAAGTCTGTGTTACGGTACTATTGTGACAGCGTTTGTTCCCAGGATTACGGAGACTCGAAGCATTGTGAACGGTGTGAGCACATGAGGGCGCGTGAGTTTTTTGAGGCGGTGGATAGCATAGGTGCAAAGATCCGGTCGCGCAAGAGGCTCGAAGGAGAGGGCCGGAATGCCTGAAATCGGAGGATCGGTTGCTGAGGTAATCGTGGAGCAGGCTGCGACCATCAAACACCAGGCTGCGGTTATCGAACATCTCAGGAGTGTCATTCTGGATCTGTGTCCGAGGGTTACGGTGAAGGATGTAGCCGATCTTGTGGCTATAGAGGCGGATCTAAAGAGGGCGGCTGCCAAGCGCAAGGAAATACGAGAGAAGCACAACATAGGGGGGTCTGATGGCTAACTGTCACGAGTGCGAGCACAACGAGGAATTCAATACGAAGTTTGTGTGGTGCGATGCCAAGAAGTGGCACGTCGAGCCTCATAACGAGCAGGACTGCAAAGAGTTCAAGAGCACCCTTGGGCGCAAGTTGTCTCCCAGTGAGGCAATCATGGGTTTTGCGCAGTGGCTCTCTACCCGGAACTATGAAGTTTCGATGTCGTGCCAGTGTGATCGCCGTACGGTCAAGGAGTTGATCGATGCTTATTGCGAATCGAACAATCTGGAGGATCCGAAGAGCGGGTGGTGGTCCATCTCCAAAGATCCGGGCAGCGATTACATGTCGGAAAGAGAGATAAGAAAATCGAACGAGCTGGGGATACTGGCTCCATTCAAGAGGGTGAAAAATGGAATGGGTAAAAGATAAGTTTAAGAATTTCTCTAGCTTGTCCATATGGATGAAGATCCTGACGGTCCTGGCGGCTATCCTGTTCCCTGTCCTGTTCGTGCTCTGGGTAGTGGGCAAAGTTGCTGGCTACAAAAGAGGATCCATTGCTGACAGAGAGGGTGGGTCGGACGAGGCTCACGAGAGCGTCGTTGACGTTGCTCTTGACGAGTTGGTTATTGTGGATCTTGGTATAGAGAAAGGCCAGAAAGAGGCAAAGATAAAGAGGCTGATCGCTGAAGAGAAGGTAATGGAGGAAGACAATGGCCGGAAGGAATTCCATGACAAAGTTGATGCTGCTGCTGACGCTGGTGGCGTCGATACTATTTTACTCTGGAGAGATGATCGCAGAGGAAAAGACTAGCGTCGAGTTCGATGCGTTCAGGCTATTGGACTCGGCACCCAAAGCCAGGCGAGAGCTTCCAAGGGGGAAGAAGATAGTAAGAGACGGTGTGGAGTACCAGGCTTTCACGGCGCGAGAGCTTGCCGAGATCGTCAAATTGGAAGACGACTATGTGTGGCTCCACAAGCGGTTCTTCCCGCTAGTTCACGCGCACGCGCAGGGGCACTTGGAACTCAAGGCGCTGGATAACAGGAAGGCGCTGTGCGATGGTTCGAAGGAGATCCTAACAAGTGATCGCCTGTACTACAAAGAGCGACTGAAAGAGAACAAGGCGTATACGCTAAAGCTCTCGAAGAGCGCCAAGGTAGAAAAGGTTTTACTGATAGGTGCTGTATTGATTGAGGCGGCGATCATAGGGGCGCTGGGCGTCAAGGTTGTTGTTGACTGAGAAGGGCGAGAGAGATGAAAGTTGATATTGAGCCGTTCGTTGCGATTGTCATAGTCGTCGGGATACTGGGGGCCATGTTCATTGGGCAGTACAACTGGAATGTCTGTGAGAAGTGCGATGTTTGCCATGAGGTAGATGTTGACTCTGATGAGCAAGACGGCGGAGTCTTTGTTGAGAATGTTCCGTATCAGGTTGTCCCAATAGAGGTTGGAGCTATGCCATGACCACGATTCAAGTAATTACAGTTGCTCTTTGTATTTTCTCGCTTGCGACTTCATGCTTGGCGTTTGCTCTTACCTTCAGGAAGGCGAGAGGGTCAGAAATAGCCAGGGATAGGACACTCAGGATCTTAGGTGAGATAGAGAGAGAAGCTGAAAAGTGGAATAAGGAGATCAGTTGATGGATTGTTTTGCTTGCGGATATTCAGACACAGGCGGCGACTTCGTGAGGTGCTGGCAAGGTGACCGAGAGGGGAAGAGGATCAGCAGAGAAGAGTCGATAAAGGGTTGTAAGTATATAGATTGTACTGGTGAAGAGTGGAGGCACCCGATCCAGATTGCGCCAGCGGAAAAGGGCGTCAAGGGGACTTTGTATGCGCTCTGCAACGATCATACGATCTGGTCTTATGCAGTGGGGGCCAAGGCGTGGTCGCGAATAAAGGGGATCCCTCAGCGCAAAAAGGGGGAGGAAGTTGATGGAGCGCGTTAATAGGGAGACAGTTGATGCCTGATGATAAATTGAAAGGTTGCCTTACACCCGTGGAGGTGCTTGAGAAACTGGGATCGGTTAGTTTCGTGAGGCCAGTGACGGATGACACAGAGAGGTACGCTGAGCAGAGTGGGTGGTTAAGATCTCATGCTGAGGATATTTCCGTCCTTACAATTGAGCATCTAACCGATTTTTGCGCCCTGGATTGCAAAGCGTGCTCTCCTGGCTGCCCCGGCTGCCCGATTGGGTGCGAGATAGAGATCCGGGCAATGGAGGGCAAAGGGCTCCGCGTTAGGGTGGATGAGAAGGACGGTACTACTTGCATGACCATGATCCACGGCGGGAAAGAGCCAGAGCCGTTAAGGTTCGACATAGGCCCTGTCGCCGAAGATACGGACGTTATGATGCTGGTCGGAAACGACTTCCGAATTGTGAAGGCCGGGGACTTGGCTGATCACGTGAACAAGGTCCGGGATGCCAAGGGGGTTAGCAGGGGTCTGGGTTTGAGCGGAGAGGTGGCCAAGGGGCTCAAGGAGAGCGCCGAGCATATCAGAAAAATGGAAGCAAAACGCTGGGTGGGCAATGATGAGTGACGAGTTGAAAGTTGGAGACGTGGTCTACGGAAAGTCTACAGAATGGGGATGGAGGGGGATGGTGACCGGTCCCCCTAGAACCATTACCCGTGAGACGAAGACGTTGTGGATAACCGACGAGGGAACGCCGAACGAGCACAGGTGGAAGAAGGCGGGCATGGGTTTGAGTCTCTACGATGACAAGGCGAGAGCCGACAGGAAGATCTACCAGGAGAACAAGGAGATCGGGATATTGCTGTACAGGCTGGGAAAGTTCAGATTCGACAGGCCCAGAGCCTGCACTCCAGAGGTGGCAAATCTTCTGCGGTTGGCTGTTAAGATCCTGTCGGATGAGGAACTGTCAAAGGAAAAGGCAGACCTCTCGCCCAAGTGAACCATTAGGGGATTCCTGATAGTTGGATGCTCGCGAACTTGAGTTCGCAATTCTGTTGACAAAGCATCATGCGGCCTGTAAATTGCCAGGGTGGAAAGTTGATAGTGGAGGCTGAAAATGAAGATGAAGATTGGCGAGGCAAAAGAGATGATTAAGGTTTGCAGCGATTGTGTTCATGGCCGGGGTTACTCGGATTTGGTTCACTGTTGCCACCCTAGTGGTAAATTTTCCTTACCCAACATTGACATTAGAACTGCTGAAAAATGCAAATTCTTTCAGGTAAAGCCGGATTTGGAACGCCCCAGGGTGAGTCCTGTGTCGCGCAAGATTATCGGTATAGCAGGATACGGGGACAAGGAAGTAGTTGTTGCGTTGTGTAACGACGGTACGACATGGGAGCTGTGGCGCGAGCTAGTGGATATTCAGAATGGCCAGGCTGAGTACAGGGATTCATGGAGGAAGTTGCCTCCGATTCCACAGGACGAATAAGAAGGTTCAAAATGAATAAAGCAGAGGCAAAAAGAAGGGTCTGCATGGATGTAGCAAGGTATCTGCGTGTCAATGCCGAGCTTGTGTTGGACAGGCTGGAGGCGCACGCCTTGGATCATAATTCGTTGCCATCGGCGCGAAAAACCGATTCGGAGAGAATGGTGGAGGCTACCTTGGAATTGGCAGCCGAGCTAGAGCGCCGGGGCACCCGTAGATACAGAGATGAGTCGGGGGACAACCAAGATGTATAAGCCGAACAAGGTTGAGATATTTTTGCCGGATGGAACGAGGCTGTTCTCGTCCGAGGATAAGCCGCCTGCGAAGAATGCGTACGCCTATCCGCCTCCGGTATCGGGGGTTGTCGGGCTAAAGAGGACGGCCAAGGACGGCGACGACTACGATGGCCTAGTTGGTTTTTTGATTGCTGGTAAGGAGAAGGATGATGAGCGTTGATGACAAATAAATCCAAGATAACCTGGACTGACAGAACGTGGAACATAATGACAGGATGCACCCAGGTGTCGGACGGTTGCAAATTCTGCTATGCGAAGCGACAGGCTAGGCGGCTGGCGACGATCCCAGGCAGTGGGTACGAGGGTGACTATGCGCACCCGTTTGACGGCATGGGCTTCGAGGTCCGGCTGAGGCCAGACAGGATGGAGGATCCCAAGGGATGGAGGAAGCCGTCCAAGGTGTTCGTCTGCTCCATGGGCGATCTGTTTCACGAGGAAGTTCCGTTTGAGTTCATCGGAGAGGCGTTCTATGTAATGGCGCGGACTCCTCAGCATACGTATCAGGTGCTCACGAAGCGACCGGCACGAATGCTCGAATTCTTTGAGTGGCTGGGCGGCACGAGCGGCGCGGGCTGGATAGCGATGCGTAAGGATTGCGTGTTCCCTCTCCCTAATGTGTGGCTAGGTGTATCGGTAGAGAACCAGGCGGCGGCGGACGAGCGCATTCCGATATTAGCTAAGGTTCCTGCTGCTGTTCGGTTCTTGAGCTGCGAGCCATTGCTGGGGTTCGTTAACCTGGGCTTCGGAGGTTCTTTTCCCAGTCATGGCCGATGGGGATGGATGGACAACGAGGTGATTCATCTCGTAATTGTTGGGGGAGAGAGCGGGCCTGGCGCACGCCCTATGCACCCAGAGTGGGCGATAGATCTGAGGGATCAATGTGTGGGTCACGACGTTCCGTTCATGTTCAAGCAATGGGGTGAATTCCAGCACGGGAGTGATTTGTCTAGGTCAACTGTGAACAAGATAGTTTTGAACGATGGTCGATATTGCGATACTCCTGCTGAACTTGGTTTTTCATCATCTGATGCCAGGAAGTGGTACGATCTGGATCCGACCATGATGGGCAAGGTCGGGAAGAAGAAAGCGGGCAGGTTGCTCAAAGGCAAGCTATGGAACGAGTATCCAAGAGAGTAGCGAATTGCGAGTTGGAAGAGTTTTATCAGTTGCTCACGCGCGCACAGGGTGCCCTCTCCAAGGGCATAGCGGCCATACGAAGGTTCGATAAGAGCAAGCAGGGGAAGGGCGTCATGAGGGACGCAGCGACGCGGGTGCGTGCGCTTGCGATGATCAATGATCGGATGGCCGTCCGTCGTCATGAGGTTGGGCGTCAACTAGACAAGAAAAATGCTGCGGTTCTAATGCCGTGGCAGACGAGTACACTCGGGCATTATGACTCGCCTCCGGCATAGGCGATCACGTGCAGAGAGGGTGAACGAAAATGAGAGAATTAATAGAGAGGATAAAAGGAGGCAAGAAAATGGATAGGTACATAGCAGTGGACTTGGACGGAACGCTGGCCGAATATCACGGCTGGGTAGGAGTCGATCACATTGGAGAACCGATCCCTAAGATGGTGAATCGAGTGAAAAAGTGGCTGGCAGAGGGCAAGGATGTCAGAATAATGACGGCCAGGGTTTCTCCTCAGCCGGAGGGAAGAACAGCAACAACGGTTCAAGCAATAGAGCGCTGGTGCTTGGAGCACATCGGCCAGTTGCTTCCTATAACGCACAGCAAAGACTATGGTATGATTGAGCTGTGGGACGACCGAGCGATCCAGGTTATTGAGAACACCGGAGAGAGGGCAGACGGCAAAGAGTAAGCCGTCACTGTGGGGACTGGGCCTACTTGAGCCCTTAAACAGGAGGGCAATATGTGGGCAACTTTCGTTAGTACCATCAAATATCTGGGCGTGATAATCAGGCACAAGTTCTTTGTGATCATTGCTGGCTTCAGGGTAAGGGCTCCGCTCATGCGGCTGCTCAGGCATGACATGTCCAAGTTCAGCCGGGCTGAGTTTCATCATTATAGGCGACAGTTTTGTGGGGACGCCGGGGATCCTGGCGGGTTCAGAGCAGCGTGGCTTCATCATCAGAACTCAAACGATCATCATTGGGAGCACTGGATGCTTTCTAGGCGCATGTCTGCTTCTGAGAGCGCGGGCGCTGAAGTGGCTATGCCGATGCCGGAAGGGGCCGTCAGAGAGATGGTGGCGGACTGGATGGGCGCAACCAGGGCGTACGGCGGGAAGTGGCCCACGGTGGTGGAGTGGGACTGGTTCGTGGACAAGTGGCCCAGTGTTAGCAGTAAGATGCACCCGTCCACGAGAGCCAGGGTTTTCGCGGTAATGAGAGAGGCCGGTTATCACGATATTTTGAAGCAAACGGCGGAGTCCAAAACGCCGGTTCGGGAGCAGTCCGAGGTCTAGGATTCTCCGTCATTTAAATCACCTATAGCATTGCGAGATTTTGGTTTAACGTCGTGGTTGACCCGTGGTAGTGTTGTCGCAATGTTGCATGAATGAAGAGAGGTTGAAGATGAAGTTTGAATACTATGTTGACAATGTTGTGATGAAGCTGGCGAGCGATGCTGGGGCAAGCTCCGGGCGGCTGGCTGAGTTGATGAGCAGTAGGCAGTTCGTGGATTTCTTACACGGTACAATCGGTATATCCAGTGAGATGGGCGAGCTTTTGGACGCTTATAGAAAAGCAGATGCCAAGCCAGGTCCTATGTCCGATGAGCATCGCCGAGAGGTATTGGGAGAGCTTGGGGATATTTTATGGTTCACGGGCCTAGCTAGTCGGGCTCTGGGCGCGAGCGTTGAGGTGGGACAAGGGGTCGACAGTGGCAGTCGCAAATGGTCCGGGGATGCGGAGCTGGACATGGTCGTGTGTTCAGGGGAGCTTCTGTCCATAGCCAAGGCTCGGATCTTCTATGGTCGAGAGATAGCCCCAGGGCTGGCGATTTCAATGCTTAGTCGTATTGTGGACGGGGTGCGATCTTTGGCTCGCAAGGAGAGATGGACTCTTGAGGATGTAATGAGGGCGAATATTGCCAAACTTTCGAAGCGCTATCCCGAGTTAGAGTTCTCGGACGACAGCGCCAACAACAGGGACACGGACGCAGAATTCGTGGCCATGGAGTAGGTAGAAAATGGACGACACGGTCTTCGCGAACTCAAGTTCGTGTTCTGTTTGCAAAACAGATTTGACCGTAGTACAGGTTGCCCAGTTTTTTAATTGCCAGTTGAACATTGGACAGGGTGAGTTCGATGAAAAGGAGGGCGAGGATGCTCGGAGCCACGTGGGTGATTGGACATCGCGACGCAGATGGTTTTATGTCGGGGTATTTAGCGCACAAGAAGCTGAGCGAATTGGGCGTGCGCGATATAAAGATGCACTCGATCCAGTACGGAGAGAATCTCCCAAAGATCAATTACGACTTTGACGAAGTGTACATGCTTGACTTTTCGTTGCCTGATCAGGAGATGCGCGAGCTTGCTGACAAGCTCGGCGATCGGCTCATATGGATAGACCATCATAAGACATCGCTTGATACTGAGAAGAAGATGGAACTGTCCACAGTTCGCGGAGTAAGGATCTCCTCGGACAATGAGAAGGTTGCAGCGTGCGAGTTGTGCTGGGAGTATTTCTGGCCAGGGCGGAAGGTCCCTGGATGTGTGACGCTGGTAGGAGACTGGGATACGTTCCGGTGGGTTGATATGTTGGATGGATCCAATGGCAAGAGGTTCGCTAGGTTCTTCGCTCAGTTTATTGATGGGCTAGGTCTGGATCCGTCCCTCAAAGAGGCGCGTGACCTTATGGAAGGGTCAATCGAGGAGATACCATCGCTGGAGCATGTTGGGGTCCGAATCGGGAAGATGCTGTGCGAAAAGCAAGACGCTCTCCACGCTGAGATCATGGAGAATTGCTCATTCACTACGGTGATGACAGTTCCAGAGGGTGATCAGCAGCTTACTGCATTGGTGGTAAACCATCGTGGCAATAGCTTGATGTTTCAGTCCAAGGTTCAGCCTCGGCATGAGATCCTGGTTAGCTACAGGATGAGGGGGAGAGACTGGGTGGAAGCCAGCTTGTACGGGGCGTCGGATCATGTCCATTGCGGGGAGATTGCGCGTTCGATAAGCAACGGTAAAGGCGGCGGACACAGGGGTGCTGTTGGGTTCACGATGCCCATGAGTGAGTTCTACGTGCGCATGGGCATGGATAGATGAGCGGCATTCTCAGTCTGAGTAAGTTCCTTTCCAAGAGGGGCAAGGCTGATCTATGTGGTCATGACGTCATCGTTATCGACCGAGCGAAGCGCATAGTGATATGCGAGAGGTGCCTTGAGGAGCTGGACCCATTGGAGATGCTTGCCAGGTGCGGAGGTTTCAGTGATCAAGGAGAGATTGCTATTCAGCCGGGATCAGATAACGATAAGGGTGAGCCGACCCCGTATGCGACCGTGCATCGTTTGCGGCCAAAAAGTTAAGCCTGCATACAAGGGGCTCTGCAAGGATCGTTTTTTTCATTGCAAAAAATCTTGGTCGGTGGACCATCGGACGGGGGAGATTACGTTCGCGATGGATAGCGGTATGAAAGGGGACGAGGATTATTGAAGGTTCTGTCGAGGGCATCAGATCTGTTAGTCCCGACAGGTGGGTTTGACAATAACCTGTTGTAGGTTTCAAACTTGTATGAGATACAGGTAGAGAGGAAAAAAACAGTGACAGCGGTATAAAGCTAATTACAAGGAGGGGCTGCCCATGGCGAAAAAAGGTGCTGAGAGGCGAAAGAGTAAAAGGCCGAGTCGGTATAAGATTTTTCGTTCACAGTGCGAGTGTGGAGCCAGGGCGGTTGATTGGTACAAGGAGGAATTCATTTGCCGGGATTGCATGTGCCCCGAAGTGGAGGGGCAAGAGATCGGCGATTTAGTGAGGGTGGCCAGCTCTCTTGACTGGTGTGTCCTCGGAGACATGAGATAAATATGACCCCAAGTGTTTTTAAGAAGATCGCCCCAGGCGGGCGAGCGGGACGCGTTGGTGCGGGCATTAGCTGTGACGCTGGTAAGTTCTACTGCGAGATAGACGTTGCTTCCGGTGTGGGGAGCTTTGTTGCTCGGCTGAGTAACGGCGAAGAGTACAGAAGATCTCTGGATGAGTTAAGGATAGAATACGATGTGGCTGACGGTAGGGTCGACGAGCCGGTGTCGGCTGATTCGTATCTCTTGAAGGGGATCGGATGGGTCCTGACTAAGTACAAACTATCCAAGAGTGACTAATTGGTGAGATCTTCGTAAAGTCGTGATATGTGTTGATGATTCAATGCTGTTCGGAGCGTAGGCTGATGGAGGAAAACTGTGAAATTGGAAGTTGGTGTCTTCAATGGGTAAAGCAGCTAAACGTCTAAAGGGTAAGCCAACTGGGCGGATTGCTAATCTTAGGTGTTACGAGACTGTCCATGACATGGTGTGCGCAGGCTATCCGCTGACCGCGATTGCCAACTTGATACAGGACAAAATGCAAGAGTATCTTGATGTGCCTAAGCAGGCTGTTGTGATGGCCCTTCACAGGTACAGGGAGAGTCTTAAGGATAGCGGGGATTTGGTCCAGGGTGCAATGCCGAGGGTATTTGTAGAGGCCAAGAAGAAGTTCTCCAACAAAATGCAGGAGCTTGAGCGCCTGGAGGATATGATCCTCGTGCTCCAGTATCGGATTGATTTGGCCCATGGCGTGGAGCGGATAGCGAACGCAGTTGACCCTGGGGTCGACAGGATGACGAGGGAATTCACGAATGTGGTTGCGCGAATGCACGACATCAAAATGGATCTTGGACTTGTCGGCTCGCGGGACATCGGTACGATCACAGTCTCTGCGGAGAGACTGGAGGAAGTACGACTTAAGTACGGGGACAATGCAGCTAAGGCATACGCCGATCCTGTATCTCGAAATAGAGTTCTGGCAGCCATTGGTGCGATACGGAAGGTGTCGGGAGATAAGTCAGTCGAGCGACTTGCTACTGAGATGGGGGTTTCCGATCCTGACGGTGCTGTGATTGACGCTGAGTTTACGGCCAAAGAAGAGTCTGTCGCGATTCCTGTCGCGAAAGACGCCGGAGATGTCGCGAAAGCCAAGGGCAAGCCAGTGAAGAAGACCGCGAAAAAGCCCGCGAAGAAGAAGGCCAAGATCAAGCCAGCTGACAAGCCAGTGGCGAAAGAGGCGCCGGTCGAAAAGCCTGCCCCAGTTTCAGTTCTCCCTCCTGGGCCAGAGAAGCCGAAGATAAAGAGGTGAGCTTAGCTCGCGAACTCAAGTTCGCAGATGGGGATGACTGTTGATAGTTACGACACGCAAGGGGAGAAAGAAGTCTGTAATAACCAAGGAGGAGCTGGCGGCCCATGCCGGTGACATGGTTGACGCCCTGACAGACGCAGAGCTAGAGCTGGTGATGGGCCTGATAGACGAAGATCCGGAGATTCAGATAGAGCACCACAAGACGATGCGCGGGCACTTGTACCACCGAGAGCCTGTCTCTATGGAGCAATTCATAGAGGATCCACATTACCTGGGCGAGTCTTGCTCGACTCTCTACCCAGAGCTTAAGAAAGATCTCATAGATCTGTTTGATTATCCATTCAGAGAAGTTGTGCTCACAGGCGGAATTGGAGTTGGCAAATGCCAACGAGGGGTGAACGAGCTTTATGATCCGGTCATGGGGAGAAGGCTAACTGTAGAAGATGCTGCATCTTTTGGCAAGTACAAAGCGTGCGCCACGTTCAACAAGGATGAGCGGAAGACAGTGAGTGGAGGGTGCAAAGTATTCGAAAGCGGAAGAAAGAAGGCGGGGGATCTCGTGCTTGGGAGCGGGAAGAAGATTGGACTAACTCCTGATCACCCTGTCTTGACACCGTGGGGATACAAGCCAGTCGGAGAGCTTAAGAAGGGGGATCTTGTTGCGACTTCGCGAGAGATGCCCTTACCTGAGATGCCTTTGGCTATTTCTGACAATGAGGTCAAGTGGGTGGGCTACATCTTGGCAGACGGCGGTGTGACAACGTCTCGGATTGTCTTCGTAAAGGGTGTTGATGAAATAATCTCAGAGTTTTGGTCTCTGTCGGAATCGCTTGGCGGGGATGTGAAGGAAGAGGATGTGGATGCTGATGCGCGGAGGGTTCGTGTCCTGGGGCTTGATCGCTTGAGGGATAAATTTGATCTCAAACACAAGTCCAAGGACAAGAGAGTTCCGAGTGAGTTCTACGGGCTAGACAATCGCCAGCTTGCCTTGTTGCTGAATCGCATTTGGTCGTGTGATGGATGGTTCTGTCGCAGGGATAAGAAAAAGGGCAACTGGGAGATTGGAATATCCTTAGCCAGTGAGCCGTTCGTGAGGGATATTCAACAGCTCTTGCTTCGTTTTGGGATTCACTCTCGGATGCGTCCGCGTGAGATGGGGTACACGCACAACGGAGAGAGGAAGCATAGCGATGCTTGGTCTTTGCAGGTGCTGGGTAGGGATGAAGTTATTAGGTTCTTGAATTCGATTGGAAACCTCGTAGGCAAGGAAGAAGATTGCGAGACTGCGCGGCGCGAACTTGAGTTCGTAAAGGGCAACTCGAACGTGGACATTACCCCCATGAACAGAGAGGTGATGACCAGGGTTCGTAAAGAGATCGGGCCGGTGCCCAAGAAGGCGTACTGGCCGCGTCCGGCGCAGGGCTCGCAAATGGGCCACGGGGTGTTCTTGAGATTCGCTGAGGCGTATGATCTTCCCGAGTGGTGCTCCTGGTGGGGTGGAGTATTCTGGGATGAGGTGGAATCGTATGAGTGCGGCGATGAGTTAGAGCCTGTGTATGACATCGAGGTTCCTAAGACGAGGAACTTCTCAGTGCACGGGGTTATCGTTCACAATACGTTCGTGCTCTCAATAGCCATATGCAGGGTGCTTTACGAGCTGTCTTGCTTAGTGAATCCCCAGAAGACTTTCGGCCTGTCGTCGGGTACGGAGATGGTTATTCCGTTGATCTCAAAGAACCTTCCGCTGGCGCGTGCTGTCATGAAGACGGCGGTTGACGACAAGATCAAAGAGTCTCCGTATTTCATGAACGAGTTCTCTCCGAAGATCTCCAAGGAAGCCACGCTGTTTCCTCATAACATCCGAGTGATCATAGGGTCGTACGGTAGTGAGCGAGTTCTTGGCTCGAACGTTTTCTGTGTTGGGCTTGATGAGTGCCTAATACTAGAGGCAGGTTTGACAACGGAAAGAAAAGGTGTTAGGCGATCCATGACAGTTGGAGATCTTCTGGAAATGAGTCCAGAGGACGCTGAAAACTGCAAGGTTGTAGGTTTTGATCATGCGGAGAATAAGCTCAAGGCTGGATGGTGGAGAATCAAGAAGTCCACGGTTCAAGAGCTTGTTGAGATCAGGACTGCGCTGGGGTCGGTATCGCCGTCGAGAAAACATCCCGTTCTTGTCCAAAGAGGAGACTGGCTTGTTTACGTTCATGCGGAGGATGTCGTCCCTGGCGATTTTGTTGTCATGGAGGATCGTGATGCCAGCGAAGGGGCAGACTGTAAGCGAAGAGCAGAAGAAAAAACAATCGGAGAAGATGAAGGGTCGAGAGTTATCGGAGGAGACGAAAGAGAAGATGAGATCTGCGCAAAAGGCGCGGTACGAGAATGGGTACGTCAATCCGATGAAGGGGAAGACTCAGTCAGAGGAGACGAAGAAGAAAATCAGCGAGGCCCAAAAGGGGAGGAAGTTCTCCGAGGAACATCGGCGGAAGATCGGAGAGGCGAATCGCAGAAGGAAGATCTCGAAAGAGACGCGGGAGCGAATGAGCGAGGCTCAAAAGAGCAAGGCACCTGCAAGCGAGGAGCACAGACGGAAGATAAGCGAAGCCAATACAGGCAGGAAGCATACGGACGAAGCTCGTGCGAACATGAGCAAGGCTCAGAAGGGTCGCGCCCTGTCAGAGGATCACAAAAAGAAGCTGTCAGAGGCGGCCAAGAAGCGCACAGGAGAGGCGAATCACTTCTACGGAAAGACTCACTCCGAGGAGGCGCGGAAGAAGATGAGAGAGGGTCAGGCGGGTGTACAGCGGAAGCCTCACTCCGAAGAGACAAAGAGAAAGATGAGCGAGTCTCAAAAGGGGCGCAAGTTTTCCGAGGAGACGAAGGAGAAGATGAGAAATGCTGCGAAGCGTCGTGCAGCCGATCCAGAGTGGCGAAAGAAGATGAGCGAGTCGTCGAAGAGGGGCTGGGCAGAGGGCACCATTGGCCAGAACATGCCACCCCGGCACGGAGAGGCGAACCCTTTCTACGGGAAGAAGCACACGGAGGAAACGAAGGCGCGTCTGAGCGAGGTTGCAAAGGCGAGAGAACCTCGCGTGCATACGGAGGCGTCGAAGGATGCGATTTCCGAGGGGAACATGCGGGCTATCAAGGACGGGACGAGGACGTACAAGTTCCGTGCGACGTCTCCGGATGGTGGGGTTGTGCCTTGCCGGACAGAGGCGGAGAAGAGACTAGCCGATCATCTTTGTTCTCAGGACGGGGTTGTTTCTGTTGTCGGCGAAGACAAGATGCCGTTTGTGGAGTACGATTTCAACGGCCAATCCAGGATAACGGTTGCGGACTTCATGGTAACAGCAAGCGACGGTCGAATCATTATCGTAGAAGGGAAGGCGCAGGGGTCGCTATACGGAGAGAGAGAGAGGGCTCGGTTTCTTGCTACATGGGAGCACTGCAAGGCGTGCGGGTTCGACATGATTATATCATTCAACCATGCAAGGGACCCCGATCTGTCTCTCGGTCCATTTGTGACACAGGAATTTGTGGAGATGGTGAAACAGGGGTTTGTTCCCATGTCACTGCTTTCGGACAATCGTGCCACTGGGGTTGCGGCAAGGCGAACGGGCTTTGGGCATCACGGGAAAAGAGTAGCTGGAGGAGACAGAAAGTATCTGTTCAGCACTGTGTCTCCGGACGGGGTGATCGTCAATTGCAGGACAAGGAACAGCCTGCGTGTAGCCGATCATCTTTGCTCTCAGAGCGGGGTTGTTTCTGTTGTAGGCGAAGACAAGATGAGTGCTATTTATCACAAGGTGAATGGAGAGGGGCGCCAGACGGTTGCAGACTTCATGGTTACTCGCAGCGACGGACATATTATTTTTGTGAATGTAGAGAGCAACACGTTTGCAGAGAGCAAGGGCCTCTGTCATCGTATGAATGCAATGTGGGACCATTGCAGGGCTGTCGGTTGCAGTTTCATGATGGTATTTGCCGATGCGTCCGTGGATCCAAATGTGTGGGAGGGTCCGTTTGTCACGGATGCGTTTGTCGAGCGCGTCATGGGCACAGGGGTGATTCGACAAGGATTAATGGCCGATGCCAGAGTTCCTGCGTTGACGGTGGCGTCTCCGAGCGGGAGCACGATCCATTGCGCGACAGAGAAGGAGATGAGGCTGGCGGAGTGCCTATGTCAGCAAGAGGGCGTGGAGTCCATTTCCTCAACAAAGAGGGAGTGCGTGGCGAGGTTCGAGTTCGAGGGGCGGGCGCGAAGGGCTGTGGCGGACTTTATTGTTCTCATGCGGGACGGGAGAGAGGTGGTTGTCTATTCCATACATGGGACAAACGCGAGGAGCGTATCATCAAGGAGTGCGCTCATGGCTATGTGGGATCACTGCAAAGAGATGGGCATGAGCATGTTGCTAGCCCTCAAGGAAGCGAGGAATCCAGATCTGTCCCTTGGTCCGTTCGTGACGCAGGAGTTCGTGGATGGGTATATGCGCGGAGATGCCAAGAGGAGTGCGCTCATAGACAAAAGGCCAAAGGGAAGGAGACCATCTCCGTTGAAGGGCAGGAAACTTGGTCCTCGCAAGAAAATGACGAACTTGAGTTCGCAGGAATCCGCCCCGAAAGAACACATGTCGAAGAAATCCCTGTCGGTCTTTGCCTCGCGGAAGTAGTGTCCGTTTCTGCCCTGCCCGCTGAACAAACATATTCTCTATGCACGGAGCATCAGACGTTCATCGCTGATGGGTTCGTGGTGCATAATACGAACTTCCCGCCGAACCGTAAGAGCCAGCAGATCACTACAGCTATGGGCCAGAAGAAGACAAAGGCTCACTTTGATATTGTGGAGAAGGTCTACCGGAACTTGGTCCGGCGAATAAAGTCCAGGTTCCAGGTTGCAGGCGGGGATTTCCCTGGGATGATCATCTTGGCTTCTTCGGCTGCTACCCTGGACAGTTTCACTGAGCGGAAAATCCGGGAGAGCAGGCTTGATTCCTCTGTCTTCGTCCGAGATCACACTCAGTGGACGGCCAAGCCTGGGTCTAACTTCTGCGGGGAGAAGTTCTGGGTTCTGTGTTCGGCGTCCTCTATGCGCTCTAGGATAATCGGAGACGATGAAGTGAAGCACTTCACCGACGAGTGGCTGGAGGAGAACGATTCTTTTTTGATCGACATTCCGGTTGAGTACAAGTCGGACTTCGAGACAGACATTGAGAATGCACTAAGGGACCTTGCTGGTATATCTACTCAGGCTATATCGATTTATATCCAGAGGCCCGACGCGGTGGACGCGTGTGTGAGCGAAGAGATGGAGCATCCGTTTACTGCGTATGAGTGGACATCCGGGCAGGCCGGGGCGTTCAAGTGGAACATTCTGTGTAACATGTTCGAGCGTCGGCTGCCTGGCGGATACACGGAGACAGCGTGGTCCCCCAAGATTAATCCTTCGAAGATGAGATGGTGTCACATTGATACATCTCTCTCGGGGGACTGTACGGGTTTCTGTGTTGGTCATATAGACAAGTGGGTTGAGGTAGTAAGGCGAGACGGGGACGGGGTTCGTTACACGGACCTGGCACCCTCTTACGTCATTGACGTGATGTTGCGAGTGAACCCACCGGCTGGAGAGCAAATCTACATGCCGGACTTGCGTCGTTTCATTTACGAACTACAGGCACATGGTTATCAGTTCCTTGGGTTTTCGTCGGACACATACCAGTCGGCGGAGATGCACCAGCAAGTAAAGAGAAGGGGGATTTCTACCCATATCATATCGACGGATACGTCCACGGATCCTTACGATGAGCTGAAGATGGCGATGTACGAGAACCGGATTACGTACTATCATTATCAGCCATTTATTGAGGAAATCAAAGACTTGGAATATGATCGCAACGTGGGCAAGATCGATCATCAGCAGGCCGGGTGTTTTGTCGGAGAGACGCGGATTCCTCTTCTGGATGGAAGCTGCCCTATGATCTCAGAGTTGGATGGGGTGGATACGTGGGTGTACTCCTGTACAGAGGGTGGTCGCATTGTTCCGGGCCGAGCAAGGGGTCGATTAACGAAAGAGGTGACCGAGCTTGTGGATGTGGTTCTGGACAGCGGGGCTGTCGAGAGGTGTACGCATGAGCACCTTTGGATGTTGAGGGACGGGACGTACAAGAAGGCATGCGACTTGGATCCTGGCATTGACCGTTTGATGCCGATTGATTTGAATTCTTTTCCGGTTGAGCACAAGGTCAGGCATGTAACTCCTGTTCGCCTTGATAAGCCGGTGGCTGTGTATGACTTAGAGGTTGAGGAGTATTCCAACTTCTCGCTTTCTTCTGGAGTGTTCGTCCACAACTCCAAAGACGTTAGTGACGCAGTAGCGGGTGTGGTGTATGGTTTGATGAAGACATCGACCAAAATCCCTGCGATTGTGGGCGATAGTAAAAGTGCCGCTGTTGAAAACGAATACGACTGGGTCTCACCTATGATCCAGACGGACGGCATAAGCGCCGAAGAGCTAAGGGACATGAAGGACGCGGGAGATACAGACGTGTCGGAGTATGTCCCTATTGTGTTTGGAGACTGATATGGGATTTACCGAACTAGTCAAAGGGCTCTTCAAGAGGGACAGGGATGTCCAGGCAGCAGCTATTGCCAAGGGTACGGCGATTGCTACCAACGTCTCTGTTGACAGTATGGATCCGAGTAGCGGGACAGAGGGCGTCAATGCCCTTCAGAGCCAGCTAGCCATCGAGCAAGATCTGATTTCTCGTTACATAGATTACGAGAATATGGACGACTATGTTGAAACCAGCGCAGCTCTAACGGTGTTCGCGGATGACTCTACTATTCCAGATACCCTCCATAGGAAGACCGTGTGGGCTACGTCGGAGGATCGGCTCGTTCGCGATCTTCTGAACGACATGCTTCACAGGATGATCCGTATCGAGGAGGACGCCTGGGTCACAGTTAGGAGCTTGGCAAAGTACGGGAACTTGTACGGGGAGGTTCTGACCACAAAGGGCGGGGTAATAGGTATCAACTGGCTTCCCGCACCGTCGATACGTAGAATAATAAACAGCAAAGGCGTCCTTCTTGGGTTCATCCAAGATGTGTCTGGGCAGTTCAACTACGATGCGGGGGCGCTTGTAGAGGCTCTAGAGGCTGGCAAGAAGCCCATTCCTGAAAACGAGAACAACTCTGGGATTACCTTCTTCTACCCTTGGGAGATGGTCCATTGGCGGCTGCGCTCCAAGCGGCTTCGCTCTCCTTACGGGTACGGTGTTCTAGACAGTTCACGGTGGATCTGGAAGCGTCTCCAGTTGATGGAGGACACAGCCCTGGTTCAAAAGCTGACAAGGGCTCCGGGTCGGTATGCGTTCTACGTGGATACCGGAGACTTGCCGCCTAAAGAAGCGGTGGCTCTTGTCCGCAAGGTTAAGAGCGGATTCAAGAAGAAGCGTCTGATCGATCCGAGCACAGGCCAGCTGGATCTTCGCAATAACCCGCTGTGCCTAGCGGGTGACACGGAAGTTCCTCTCCTTGATGGGAGTAAAAAAACGATAGTCGAGATGGCGGAAGCGTTCGACAGGGGCGAGGAGCAGTGGGTTTACGGCGTTGACAGGAAAAATAACAGCAAGATGGTTCCTGGCAAGGTTGTGTGGGCAGGTCAGACACGTAAAGACGCTGAGCTAGTGCGCGTTACATTAGATAATGGCGAGTCTTTCAGGGTTACTCCTGATCATAAGTGCATATTGAGAAGCGGAGATCTGAAGGATGCCCAGGACTTGGTTCCTGGCGAATCCTTGATGCCGTTGCGTAGGACAATCTCTTCTTTTGAGAAGGGAGACACGATGGACGGGTATGAGAAGGTCTACGATCCGTCCAGCAAGAAATATGTGTATACGCACAGGATGGTTGTGCGGGAACTAGGGATGAAGGAAAAAGGCAAGCTCACTCATCACAACGCAGGGAAGCTGAATAACAATCCTAGTTGCCTTGAGAGCATGACATGGAGAGAGCACTCGGAGCATCATTGTAAACTGGGGCAAATGGGCGGTGCTAAACTCAGAGAGCTTCGCAAGACGGATAAAGCTCTGGATCAAAAGTTACGAGATGCAGCGTCGAGGACGCTTAAAGAGCGTCACGCTGATCCTGAGTGGAAAAAGAGGAATGCTGAGGCAGTGCGTCGGAGTAACATCGAGCGTGATAGTGGTAGGTACATCCGTGCCTATAACGATTCTGACAAGCATGTAGAAGACAACGCGCAGAGAAGCTCCGCCATGAAGGCGTTCTGGACCGATGATGCCAGGTCTGAGTATTCGGAAACTAGGACGATCAGCTACTCGGATGTCTTCATTTCGGCGCTAGAGGAATTCGTCAGGAGCAACCCTGGGTCGAGCGCAGACGATGTGGCAGACTTCGTGTCTAGCGATTCTGTTGCTCTAGGTCTTCTCAATGAGGGAAGTTGCCGCGTGATAAAGAAAGCCCATCGTCATTTGCTTTTAAAGGCGTATAGGGCGCATGGCTATTCTAACTTCAGCGAGTTCAAGGAATCTGCGTGTTCCTACAATCACAAAGTTGTGTCTGTTGAGCGTCTTTCCGAGAGAGAGGACACGTATACGCTGACTGTTGACTCGTGTCACAACTTTGGCCTTTCTTCTGGGGTTGTAGTTTGCAACTCGCCATCCGAAGATTTTTGGATTCCTACCCGTGGAGGGAAAGATTCCACAAGGATCGAAGTCATCTCTGGGCCAGATGTTCAGATGATGGACGACGTGGAATACTTCCAAGGCAAGCTGGTTACATCGACGACGGTTCCGAGGCGCTTCATGGGTCTTGGGGATCCTGGTGACTCTACGAACATGATGGCGTCCCAGGATGACGTGAGATTTGCCCGTGCCTGTATGAGGCTCCAGCGTGAGTACGTGCAGGGGCTTGAGAAGGTTGCCCGTATACATCTCGCGGCGTTGAACATCGATCCCGATTCTGTGCCTTGGCAAATCAAGATGACGGTTCCGTCTGCGATCTTCGAGATGCAGCAGATTGAGGTTATGAATGCCCAAGCTGGGCTGGCGTCTTCGCTGTCTGATTACATGAGCAAGCCTTGGATTCTCCAACGCGTGTTCAACTTCACGAGAGACGATGCCCAGGCTATGATCCAGGCGAAACGCGATGAGGAGTCCGGGGATGTTGTCCGGGAAGCCGAAGCGCAAGCGAAGGTCATGAAGTTATTCCCCGAGCTTGAGGGCGCACTCGACGACAAAGACGGGGGAGGGAAAGAAGAAAGCGTTTCCCCTAAGAAGGCACCTATAGCGGAGAACGAGGACAGGAGGCTTCTTCGCTCCTTGAGCAAGAAGGCTAACGCGATTGAGCGTTCTGTCACTCGGATCAATAAAATGTCACGGATCAACGGGTCCGGAAAGAGGAGTTAGCAAATGCCATTTATCCAAGGATCCAAGCTGGACAAGTATTACCGTGGCAGCCTAGCGCACCGGAGTCATGCCGTGGACGTGGCTGTAGCGGAGCGATTCGAGGGCAAGAAAGCTCAGGTCATGGTAGTCCAGGAAGACTCGGCGGTAGTGGTTATGGATAACAGTCCTGTCCTGATCGTTGGTTACGAGATGGACGGGGACATTGCCAAGATCACAAAAGAGTCCATATGTAAAGATATACCCGTGATAGAGAGCGGTAACATGGATGCTTTTGTAGCAGGTGAGCTTAGGGACATTGCGAAGAAGATGGCAATGGGCGAGGACGTTTCACGAACTCAAGTTCGCGAGCTGGCATCTGTGATGGAGCCGGGCGGGGACTATTGGCTCACTGGCGTTTTGTCCAAAATAGACGAGTCTACTGAGGACTCTGATTGGTTCAAAATGTACGAGGCCAACCAGGAGAAGGTCCGCACTGCCATGCACGGTAGTATTAGGGCTATCGAGGGGGCGGTCCCGAGTACAAAATACGCGAGCATTTCCCCTGGAAAGCTCCATGCGTTTGAGGAAGAAATCAGGGAATCCATGGGTGTCATATCGTCCGTTATTCAAGGAATAGTTGACGAATGCGACGCGATCATGTTTGATCAAAAGGAAGATGAGTTCTTTGGTGCCACCTGTGAATCGTTGAAAGTTGAAGCGCAAGTCCTCACGGGCTTGCTCGGCAAGGCAGAAAAGTTGATGCGTTCTGAAGATATGGAGCGCATGTCCGTGGCACATGACAAACTTGCTGGGCGAGCAAAACAAATGGCAGTCGTTGCCGCTTACCTCAAAAAGCGCAGCGCAAACGAAGTGAGGAGCTAGCAATGATCACGCGCAAAGTCAAAAGTCTAGATGAAGATCTTAGGTCACTCGGTCTAATCGCAGAGGGCGAAGAGGTTAACTCCAGCTTGCTGGGTGAGGAATCCACGGAAGAAGCCGTTGCAGAAGACGACGATGCTGAAGAATCCGTAGAAGAGGCCAAGAAGCCTGCATGTGAAGGCGACGATTGCCCCAAGGCTGACGACGAAGAAGAGGAAGAGAAGGAAGAAAAAGACGAGGAGAAAGAGGAAGGCGCCAAGGAAGAGGATGTCGAGGATCTAGAGATCGACATGCTTGACGAGGACGACGCTCTTGACTCTGATAACGTTAATATGGAGATGCTCAATGCTATCTCCGAGCTTCCGATTTCCGAGATGGACACAGATGACATAGCGGACGTCTTAGAGGCGCTCAAAGAGAAGAATCTCCCAGAAGGTGACGAAGTTCTCGCTGAACGCGCAGAAGAAATCGTTGACGTTCTGGTTGCAGAGGCCGTAGCCAAAAAGACCCGTAGGTCCAAGGCTGGCTCCATGGCTAAAAAAGCATCCTTCCAGTGTCCTCAAGGCACTCGCAAGGATCCAAAAGATCCCGGTGGCCGTCGTTGTGTAAAAGCGGCGAAAGCTGCGGGCGGTGCTGGCAAGCTCGCCAAAGAGGGTCGCAAAAAAGCTCGCTGGTCCAAGAGCGGCGGCGGACAGAAGTCCCAGAAGAAATCTGCTCGCTGGGCAGCACGTCGTGAGGATGTAGAGCTATCCCCATTCGCAGCGGAACTCGCTGGGTTGCTGGAGAACGACGATATTCAAGTCGAGAGCGTAGTGACTATTCGCGGTGAGATCATTGATCGCATCGGTTCCATCATGGAGATGCTCCACGAGGAATTCCTGGACGAGAATGTCACATCCGTCATGGAAGGCGTCTATGAAGGCGTCGTTGAGGCTATGGACGAAGGTCGCCTTGACGAGAACACCATGGGCGAAGACGACTTTATTGCAGAGCTTAAAGCTCCTCTCCAGCTTATCGCTAAGTCTCTCGGTCAAATCGAGCAGAACGAAGGTAGTGAACTGGGAAACGAGTAGGCCGTCGCAAAGGCGGCAAAGAGAGAAGGACGAAGTATTCGTCTGGTCGCAAGGAGGCAGTAGGTTTTGAGTCACTCAAGAAAAGCGCTCGTCCGGATGGGAAGAAAACTGATAGGAAAGTCTCCCCAGAAGCCAAGCGGAGGCTCAAGCGAAACCCTCTTAGAAGAATACTCGCACGTCAGAAGGCGTGGTGAAGAAACAGGTGATGGAATGCCCCAGGTGCTAATCGAAGCTAGCCCGGTTCAGATGACTCTCACGGAGTCTAAGAACGGGAAATTTGTTGCTCGTGGTGAGTTCGGACGCGTAGGTATCCCAACTCAAAATGGTCGCATCTATCGTAAAGAGCTGATGAACAGAGAGATCGGCAGACTTTCGGAGGACATCTCTTCTCGTCGGGTACTAGGTGAGCTTGACCATCCATCCGACGGTAAGACTTCGCTAAAGCGGGTTTCTCATGTGATTACCGATCTGACAGTCAACGATGACGGTCTGATTATCGGAGAGGCAGAGATTCTGGATACCGCAGAGGGTAAGAATCTCAAGGCCCTCATCGCTGCCAATGTTCAGATAGGCGTTTCCTCTCGTGGATTCGGGAGCACTCGCCCATCTGACGATCCCAAGGTGGAAGGCGATGTTGTCCAAGATGACTTCGTTCTGAAGACATGGGATTTCGTAGCTGATCCTGCGGTCAAGACAGCGCTTCCTGAGATCTTCATCGAGGATGTTAACGAGAAAGAGGATGCAGCAGATCTGTTCTTGGCTGAGTTCCCTGAGATTGCAGGGAAGATCCAAGAGGACGCCAGGGTGAAGGCCCAGGCAGAGATCGACGCTACTGCCAAGGAAGAACTCCGCAGGGAAATGGCGGAGGGATTCGAGCAGCGTTTAGCGGATGCAATCACTGGTGTGCGTGCGGATCTCACTGAGTCCATCCGTGAAGAGTTCCAGTCCGATCCAGAGGTAGGCGGGGCGAAAGGCGTCCTGGCTGCTATCTCTGAGATGGTGTCTGCGTACAACTCGGTTCCAGACGAGGACGCTGTACGCGATTCTCTCCGAGCTTCCGAGCTAGAGGTATCCGAGGCAAGGCAGCAAGCCAAGGATGCCGAGAAAGCGGCGCTGAGAGCGCAGTGCGAGCTGGTTATCGAGAGGAACATCGGCGAGCACCCGATGCGTGATGCGTTTAGGAATATCATCGAGGGTGTAGAATTCACCAGCGTGGATGACGCAGAACGCAAGATTGGCATCATGATCGAGGAAGCCCCTGACCTGAGTGAGGGGTATGTGTCTGATGCAGAGGCGGAGCTTCGCGAGGAGAACGCCAAGTTAAAAGGTCAAATTTCTCTCCTGTCGGAGAAGACTGATACGTTGAATGATAAATTGTTGAAAGCTGTAGAAGTGGGTACGGAGGCCAGCGATCAATTACAGGCGGCGCGAAACGCCTTGGAAGAGTTCGATGGCAAACTTGAGGCTATGACGGAAGAGCGCGACGAAGCATTAGCCGAGGCGGATAATGCGGAGAAGCGTTCCAGGTTGGAAGCCTACAAGGTCCAAAAGGTTGCTGGATTGTCTAATGGTAGACAGTTGATGAGCGTAATGGAGGGTGTAACTTCCAAGAGCGCAATTGATACGTTGGTTGAAGAGAGGGGAGTTCAAGGGATCCCAGGAGGAGATCTGGAGGCTATGCGGGCAAGGTTGTCCCGTGGCCAGGCCATGTCCGAGAGGGAATTGAACGAGTCGCATCAAGCTAAGCCTTCCGCATCTGGTCGTCCACAGGTCGACGAGTTCGGTAACAACATGAGCGAGATGCAACGCCTAGCCGGTCTGGAGTAACTAGAGCGGCCTAACCAACGGAGAAATTGATGGAAGCTAGAGAACTATTCGAGCAAGCCGGAGCCAAGACTGTTTTTGACGAGTCTTATACTGGTGCATGCGTCCAAAAATGGGGAAAGATGCTTGGCGGCATCGAGGACACCCATCTGAAGAAAAACACCGCTGTCCTTTTGGAGAATGAGCTTCAACATTTGAAGAGCTTCAATGAGGATACTCTATCCACAAACGCAGGCGCGTTCACGAAATACGTGTTCCCGATCCTGCGCAGGGTTTTCCCGAATCTGATTGCCAACCAGTTGGTATCGGTTCAGCCCATGACCTCTCCTGTTTCCGGCATCTTCTACTACGAGAAAAAGTACGAAGATCGCAAAGGAACCAAGATTCCTCAGACACCTATTGCTGATCTTCCGACAGCCATGGGTTACGACGGTGAATTGGCAGCAGGCGACAATCTCAATCAGAACTTCGCGAAGTATTACAGCTCTGAGTTCGTAGACTACGACGTAGTTTGCACAGACACAGGAACGTCCACAGACGCCCTGACCCAGGCTGGAACCAACTGCCGTGGAGCAGCATGGTCTCCCATCCGTGACAACGGAACAGTCGGACAGCGCACTTTCTACGTCAAAGCGTACTACCGCTTTGTCGATCCTGATGCTGCATCGGCTCCAACCGAAGCCATCGCCACAATGGATGCTTCTGGCAATCTGATCGACAATACTGCCACTGGCAACACCGTTGGAACATTCACCATCGCCACAGGCGCATGGGCGATTGATCCTGTCGGTTCCGGTGGTACAGCTGCTGGCGCATTGTTCGTCGACAACACCGTCATCTACCTCCAGTATTTCGTGAACTGGGAACTCGTAGGCCAGACTTCTGGTGCCGAGATTCCTTCGATTGGTCTGGACATCACTCTATCGACCGTTCAAGCCGAGAGTCGTAAGCTCAAAGCTCGTTGGTCCGTAGAAGCCATGGACGACCTCAAAGCCCTTCACGGCTTGGATGCAGAGACAGAGTTTGTTTCTACGTTCTCCAACGAGGTTCTTCTGGAGACAGACCGCGAGATCATCACAGACCTCGTGAACAACGCCGGTCACACCGCTGCTTACACCTACAGCTCGACTGTTCCTGGTGAAGTAGAGAGCATTCGCCAGCTGCTGACTCAAATCAGTGCAGTGTCCGCTCGCATTCACAAAACAACCACTCGCGCTCCCGCGAACTTCCTGGTTGTTTCGACTGCGGTCGGTGGACTCCTGGACCAACTCTCGACACACGGCGACTTCGCCTCCATCGAGCAGAATATCCAGAGCCCAAGTTACGGTCCTGTGACTGCCAACTTCGGCATCACCAGAATCGGAACTCTGCTTCGCAAGTATGCGGTCTACCAAGATCCTTACATGGCGGACGGACAGATCCTCGTCGGTCTCAAAGGCAACAGCTTCCTGGACGCTGGTTACGTGTACGCACCTTACGTGCCACTACAACTGACACCAACCTTCATGGATCCGAACGACTTCACATTCCGTAAGGGTGTCCGCACTCGTTACGCAACTAAGATGTTGCGTCCTGAGTACTACGGAGTGATCAACGTTTCGGGTCTGCCTTCGGTGACAACTAGTCTCTAAGGCTTAGCTCACTAGTTTGATCAGAACCCCCAGGGCTGGGTCGGGAAAACCGGCTCGGCCCTTTTTTTTGAAGGAGATTTTTCATGTCTAAAAAATATATGCTCGCAGGATTCCAGACCAAGCCATGTACCCATCACGGGGTTAAGCATGTGGCAGCCGAAGGAAATGCTCCTGCACGCAAGATATTTGTCGATGTAGCGTTCAAACCGGGCAAGATTACGGAGACGGATCTTGACATGAGCGCAATCGTGGAGGCCGGGTATATTACCGAGGTGCTGATTGCCAAACCGCCAGTCAAGGCGCCGGAGAAAAAAATTGTTGCTCCCGAAGTGCCGCAGGGTGACAATGAGAAGCAAGATGAGCCTATAAAAGTCGAGATCGGCGATATGGAGGCGACCATAGATCCTGGTAAAGACGGTGAGCTTGGCACGAAAGACGATGTCGTAGAGGTCAAGCCGAAGCCCAAGAAGTCCAAAAGGAGGAGCAAGTTATCCTCTCTGAAGAACTAGGAATGACAAGGTCGATGAACCTTTCTGTGGAAAAGGCCAGCACAAGCATTGAAGCAGAGGGGTTCGTGGGTCTTCTTCTTGATAAGTGTCTGAATATTACCCGTTTACAGAGTTCATGGTTGGCGAACCGTCAGCCTGTCTCAACATGGATGAGGTTTTGAAATGAGTATTCTGAATGAGATGCTAGAGATGGCTGGGGTTTCCGATGCCGATCTTCCTGAGTCCAATGGTTCCAGCGAGGAATTAGCCGAGGCAATGTCCAGGGTCAAGCATACACATGATCCGGGCAGGCAGAATCTTGTGGTTACTCACCCACAGGATGTTTTCAGGGCTGTCTTATCTCCGCTTGGTGCTTCGCCCATGCCTATGGCTGGTTACTCAGCATCAGCTCCGGTGGACTCTCCTAATGCGATTCAGATAAGGGCAGCCCTAGAGGAGCGGGGATACAAGAACCATTATCCTGTTCTTGTTCTTTATGCGCTTAGCCCGGCGACCAACAAAGAGAGCAGGATTGCATCGTTTGAATTCGGCAACAAGGTTCTCTACAGTGATTTAGGGGGCAGGCATAGCGCCTGGACCGTTGAAGGCGATCCATCTTTTGAACATGTCGGCAAGGCCGAAGCTGCCATTAATGTTGTAGTTTCAAAAGCCTCTAAGTTCATCAAAAATTATGTCAAAGCGGCTCAGAAGGTTCCAAAGAGCCCTGTTGGAGGAGAGTCTATCGACAGGGCATTGCAGATAAACAAGGAATTGGGTTTAAGGATACCTGAGGCAAAACTCAAGAAGCTCTTTCACGTACTGGGCAAGTAATCTCAGATCGCTTCAATTGGAAGGAAAATCAGTATGGCACTGGAACACGAGATGAGAATGAAAAACGTTGTCCCTGTTGGAGAGCTTTCAACAGGTGACTCGGTTGTTGTCCGGACTCGAATGGGCAAAGAAGTCATGTCGGGGTCTGTCCGGACGGTGACTCCTTTCGGTATCATCATGGCGGAGAGCAGCGGGGGAACTAGCTTCTTCCGGAGTTCTCTCTATCTGTTCGCGTCTGAGAAGGCGGAGGAAGAGGTAGAGAATGCCCTCGATTCTCGTGTTCAGGCCAAGCTGGATGCAATGAGTGAGGCGGGGGATCCTACTGCCTCGGATACCGGGGGAGCAAAGAAGATGTCCTCCAGTATAGCCAAGAAGGACAAAGAGGACGAAGAGGACAAGGAAGACGAAGAAGACGAAGAGTCCAAGGACGATAAAGAAGACGACAAGAAAGACGACAAGAAGGGTAAGAAGGATGGGGACAGCGATTCTGTCGATCCGGAAGACCTTCCGTCGGATATAAAAAGCTCCATTTCGTCGGCTGGCGAGTTCAGCGACGCTGAGGCTAACGAAGTTCTGTCTGACATAAACGACATAGCTATCAAGACGTTGAAGCGGAATGGCATTCTCGAAAAGGACGTTCTCCGCGTGGCTCAGGCTATCAGCGATGCTGTTGACAAGGTCTTGGCAGGAGAAGTTTCGAAGGAGTAGCCAATGCGTTTCAACGAGGCTCAAATAAAAGAGTGGATCCAGCGGCGGCTAGGCTTAGGGACAGTAAAGGTCGAGCTGACTGCGGAGCATCTCAACGACGCCATAACCGACGCTAAAGTATGGTGGCAGTCCTGGGTTGGCCAGGGCAAAGGGACCCTGTTTACGCTGACCGGGGCTACCGAGTACGATGTGGATACGATTGCGGACGATGTTGACTCAGTGGTTGATGTTGCATTTGAGGTGTCTGGTCATTCGCTGACTGATTATTTCAAGTGGGCGGATGTAGAGGTGAACCCATATCAGTGGATTTACGGCGGCGGCGGTGGTGGATACTCGGCACTTCTTCAGTACACTCAATACAGGGAGATGGCCAAGCAGATTGCAGGTGCTGAGCAGGATTGGGTTTTCGAGCGAGCAAGAAGAGTGTTGGTCCTGACTCCGCAGCCAGATGCGGGGACCACGATACTTGTGAATTACATCTCTCGGAATGTGGATCTCACGTACCTAGAGAACCATGAGATGTACATTTTCAGGAAATATGCCCTGGCTCAAGCGATGAAGACTTTGGCTACTATCCGGATGAAATACTCTGGGAAGCCTTCGGCGACCGGGGAGTTCACGATGGATGGAGATGCTCTCTATGCGAATGGAGAGGCTCTAGAGCAAGACACCGAGGAGAAGGCCAGGTTGCTTCAGGCGCCAGTCGGCTTCTTCGCAGAATAATTTGCGAACTTGAGTTCGCGGGAGAAAGAAATGTACCACGACATCAAGAAGCTGAAAGAGATGCACGAGGACGTCCTGGAGATCCTCAGCGAGGACGACAAGGCCAAGCTCGGGTATAGGAAGTTGGACGAGAGCGCCGTTGTTGATCAGATTCATCAAATCGACGAGTCTGACATAGCAATATCCGGTAACCTGGTTCCCCTCATGCGCATGCAAGACCGCAAGGACATCAAGCCTGCGCAGGGCAAAGAGAGCGATGCAGAGATTTACTTCACATTTGAAGACCTCTCCGACGCGCAGGAGCTGTATGACTTCGTGTTGGACACAGGGATGTTGGAAGCCGGTGAAGTCAGATTGACCATGGAGTCGGGGCAGAACTCTGTCCATTTTGCTCCACATGTGATCTGGACCAAGCCGGACGTTTTCCAGGCCGTACTCATGGCGTATGACGAGTACGTTACCGAGGATAGCGACGAAGCAGTAGACAACTTGACTGAGGCCGTAATGGTTGCCTTAGACGAGAAGTACAAGGTTTCTGGAGCACCCAAGAAGCGCAAAAAGGGCAACCCGTTCCACGACAAAGAGGGGAAACTTTCTGGTCCAAAGGAGATCGACAAAGCGGACGGTGGATCCTTTTCCTCTGGCAAGACCAAGCTCAAGTTCACGAAGGCAAAGAAGGCCAAAAGTGGTGACATGGTAGCGAACTTTGCGTCTACCAAGCGTCCCTGTGGAAGAACTGCTCGCGAAAAAGGTAAAGACATTCGCTGCTGGGACGGTTCAAAAGGCGCAGGGGCCGCTATGGCCAAGGTCCTAAAGAAGAAGCTCAGGAAAGAGGACATCTCTGACGATGAACTCCGCACATTCATCGAGGCACTGGACTATCTTGACCGCAGCGTTGCCATGATGGAGGCAGAGCGCGGAGAGGAAAGAGGAGAGACACCCCCTTTTCAAAGTAAAGACATCGACTTAAGAGAGGCTCAGAAGGCCGACCCTGCATTGGCCATGCCCGACGACGAGAAGAAGGCAAAGCCAGGGGCTTTCAAGATTAGCCAGAAGGCGATCAAGCTGTTCAAGTCTGGCATTCCCGAGTGGACACTGGACAAGGCGCTGTTTACAAAGGTCAACAAGGTCATAGACGAGATAGGCTGGGATGATTGGAACAAGGTGTTTGGTACGGAAGATCGTGCCGAGGCCCAGGATGTTATTGCTCGCTCGCCTAAGAGGGCATTTCAGAAGTTCATGCGAAACATTCACAGGCATTCCCCCATGCTTGGTAAGTATATCCGGGCGGTTCCCTCGAACGCTTCGATTATCTTTTACATAGCTGTGTCGAAAATCTCCGGGGTTGACATGGCAGACATCATTCTGAAGAAATATTTCCTTACCAAAGACGAGACAGAAAAGTAAGTCTCTCAGAAGGGTCTAACCATGGCTCGTGTCTACTACGACGAAGACGCTACGTATTTGCGTAGCCTTGAGGAGGAGCGGATCGAGCTATCAGGGCCGACCTGCGAATACTTCTCACTGAACAGGGGACAGAACGTCGACGCTCTTTACGGGGAGCCGACCAATGATCCCCTGTACGGTGGGTCTTCGCCTCCTGGGACTCCATCTAGGAGCGAGGACGCGTGGAACTTTTACCCTGACGCGGAGGCAGAGATACCGGAGCCTGATATTACCTTCCCGTGCGCTATGGAGTTCGTCGAATCTGACGGGCGGACTCCTTCTGTTCGGGAGGGTGGTTTCGTTGCTGAGTTCGACGGCATCGTATCCATATCCAGGAACCACTGGGAGTGTGCCTACGAGGGGACCACCGTGGAGGGGCGTCTACCCAAAGAAGGTGACGTGATTTATGTGTTTGATGAGTGGTGGGATGTTGTTAGATCGGGAACTAGCGGTAATGTGTTAGACTCGACGACGTACGTGGGATTCAGGCTAGAAGTGAAGAAAAGAACTCAGTTTACGCCTGATAAGAAGGACTGACGATGATTGATGCTGATAGCGCAAACAAAGCTGTTAAAAACGGACTGGTTGCAATGTGCGCTTGGTGCGAGAGGCTATGGGAATCGTACGACAAAACAGGGTCGTTATCGTGCCGGGAGGACTGCGGCGGACCGGCGTCTAGCCGTGGGTTTCCTCGGTACAAGGGTCCTTGGAGGCAGGGGCGAGCACGCTTCTGCTTTAGGTGCGGGGGAGAGGCCACCGCAATGGTCGAGTTCAGGGAGCGAGACGGCGAGCGCCACATGATCGGGATATGCGAAGAGCATATGGATGAGCTGAAAAGGATCGTGGGCAGTCAAAAGGGTGTAATTGTTAAGGAGAAGAGAATCAGCATAATGGATCTCTTTGATTCAGAGGCAACATGACCAAGATTGCTCGGTTCGGAACAGGCGCAAGCGGTGGCGTTTATATAAACGACATTGAGCCAAACGGAGGAGGGAACGTCGGGGGCAAGGTCTTTGTGACCGGCTCCAATGACAACATCCTTGAGTCCTGCGTTGCCGATGATCCGAATTTGAGAGTTTACGTTGTTGCCTTGATCGGCGTGAGCAACCTAAGACCAGCTGTTTCTGTGAACGGAGTGTCCGTAGGCAACTGGGATTATGATGCGTACGAGACAGATAATCGGGTGCTGTTCAGGGGATACGCGGACATCGTTCTGAGTGGGACGGTTGTCACGGCTACCCATGAGGACGGGGTGACAGATTCGTGCATAGTGGAAGCGGACCCTCGTCCTGTTATTTCATCTGCTGAATTCGTGGGCGTGTATCCGACTGGTCCGACGGGCGTTGTTCAGACACAGGTGAAGGACGGGGATACGTTCTCCGTCTCTGTGGCCACTGACATCGATTTTGACAGGGTTGAGTTCGAGGACAGTGGAGCGCTTAGGTCTGGGACGCAGGCGGTCACACAGGGGGTCTCAGCGACCGTGGACGCGACGATAGATGCAACAGGGACCAGTACGCAGTCCTTGGGCGGTCGCGTGCGCGTGAGTACACCCTCTGGCTCGTGGAGCGAGTGGTTCAATATTACGAACACCGTGGACTGCAATGACACTGTTCCGAGCGTGTCGTTTGGGCTGAAGACGTATCCGGCTGGGCAGAGTGCACTGAAGAACAGCGAGTCGGCTACTGTGGTGAATACCATCTCCGGATGGAGCGCTTCTGTGGACGAGGTTACGTATTCGACTCCTGGGCAGCTCGCGATAGTGAACGACACAGTGTACGAGAGTCCTAAGTCGGTAAGCCGGGCGAGCGGATCGTACAATGTTACCGTGGATAATCTCAGTATTCTGGCTACCAGGATCGCGAATGGGGCGCAGGATACGAGCAGTACAGTCATAAAGATCGCCAACGTTCTGCCCGTGATAGATGTCTCGATAGTGGGAGCGACTAGGATGAGGACGGGCGGCAACGATGGGACACCTGTCCAGTCTTACCAAATCCTCATTGAGTCCTCTCAGGATCTGATTTCGGCGCCCTTGCTTTCCAAGGCTGTTGCCGATGACAACGCGTTTGGTATGTTCTCCGGATCCGGCGACACATGGACGGCCACGTATGAGGCCGACGATGACAACCCGGTGGGTTCTTTTGCCTGGAATACACTGTCGGCTACGAACCTATCAGGGATGACTCAGACGACGATTGCGAGCGGTGTGAACTATGAAGTTGGCGGGTTCGTGTCTCGGACGATTGCGATACCTGGAAGCGTCGACAATGGGGAGATAAATGTAAGGATTACAGAGTGGACATCGAAGATTGTCTTCTCGTGGACGTCTGATGCGACAGTAATCACAAAGGGAACAATCGGAGATACTACACAATACATACAGGACACATGGACCATTGATGCGCTGGACACGTATCCGACAAGGATCTTGATACAGGACACGTCTGCTGCGCTTTCATCGACCGACGTAAGTTACGTTACGCTTGAAGAGGAAGAGTGATCCTTGGCGACGATTGAGGGAAATGCGTTTGAGATTCAAAGACGTTCGGTTATGTACAACCAGAACACGTCGATGTCTGCTGCCCAGGGCGGCGGAACTCTCGGATACAACGGAGATCCCAACCTAGTACCAGTCCCTCCTCTTGGAACTTCAGGGGAGCAGTTAATCTACAACTGTGCGATGGGGTCGGCGTATCAGCATTCAGACGGCACGATATACGACAAGACAGAGCGGCCAAATACGTGGGTGGTACGCATACAGGCTGGTGAGCCGAGTCTTACCGGGTACGTGGACGTGGCTTGTCTAACGACGGACGTTGTTGGGTCTCCGGTGTCGATACGGGAGGCTCCGATTAATGGGAAGTGGAGGGTCCAGACAGCGGATCCTACTGATTTCACGAAGATGCCGTCTTTAGGGGTGTTAATCTCTAAATCTACCCCTACGGTCGGCGTGGCAAAAATACTTGGTGTGTGTGATGTATTCACAGGTCTTACGCCTGGCGTTAATTACATGGTTGGAACAAGCGGGGGCCTTTTAGAAGAGGTTCCGATTTCGTCTCCGACCGGAGTGTTCTGGGGCCAACATCTCGGTGTGGCAGTAAGCGAGAGCATTTTGATGCTAGGAGGAAATGTGAATATGATTGGATATAGTGTATGATTAATGAAAGTTGAAAGAGATGACTGATGAAGGAGATGGAACGATGAGCAAGGGTAAGAACAAAGAGGAAATGGTAAAGGCGGGAAAAGTTGAGGATCTGAGAGTCTTCAAGTTGATGTATTTAGAGAAGAGCGTTAGCGAGACGAAGCTCATGGCGGAGCTGAAAAGGCGTGCCTTTAATGACCAGATTGAGCAGCTTAAGATCGAGAGACAGTCTCAGGCGAAGGGGTTCGAGCTTCGCGCAAAAGCCTTAGCCGATGAGATTCTTCAGATTCGTAAGATGTTCGAGGAAGAGTACGAGATTAGCCTAGCGGAGTGGGGGTATGACGACGCAACAGGAGTGCTAGTTCCTCTTAGCCATGAGGTCCTTGAGAGGATCCATTCTCAGAGAGCGTTGCAGAAGGATATTGATGTTGAGAAATCTGAGGAGAAAAAGAAGAGAGTGAGAAAGAAACGGAAGCTCAAGCTACCGGTGGGCGATTCTGCTCCAGCCGAAGTCGAGAGCAAAGAAGGCGAACAGAAGCCTCCGACTGCTACAGCGGAGGCTTAGTTCGGCGCTAGAAGCGTCAGGAGGTTAGGCTATGGCTACTAGGAAGTTCCTTTATGGTGGTGCTAACGGATACCCGCGTGAAGCGGATCCAGCGGACGACATTCAACTAGGTGGACTGGAGATGTCTGGCGGCATCGACATGAACACCAACAAAGTCACTGAGCTGGCTGCTGCTACAGCTTCTGGTGATGCGCTCTCTTTTGGACAGTCTGGCGCTGAGCTAAGCGGGCTGTCTATCACGACTTCAGCTCTTGACATGAACTCGCAGCAGATTACCAATCTAGCTGATGGTACTGTCAGTCATCACGCGGTCAATCTTTCTCAAATGGAAGATGCGATCACATTGGGTAGAACTTGGAAAGAGTTTCTTCTTTATTCCCGTCAGCTAAACAATGCACAAGGTGTATTGGGAGCTTCGGCATTGTACATGTCGGCTAATCCGGTAGCTGGCGATACAATCACAATCACGAACGGGACAGTAACCAGAACGTACGGCGCGACTTCTGGTGGCGATGCTCAGTACACAATTGGTGCAACTCCAGCCGACACGATGGCAAATCTTGCAGCAGCAATCGAAGCTGACGGGTCTGCATGGGTGTCGAATTTCGACACTGATCTGGACGCAATCAACTCCGCTGGTGTTGTTGTTATTATGGAGTCGACTACAAGCGCTGGTGATTCTGAGGTTTATGGTACGTGGGCAACGCCTGCCAGCATTCAGCTTGTTGATTTCACGGATGAGACCGACTACACGAAGAAGACTTCGTCGAATCTTCCTGGGTCTGCTCCTGGCGCTACAAACTTCGGTATTCGCAGGACACAAGCAAACCTCATCGCTGGTGAGGTTCACTATGTAGAGAATAACGACAGGTTGTACGGTTGGGATGACGATGCCGACGAGTGGAATGCTCTGTCTGGTAGCGTTTCTATCCCTGATGCGACTGCTGCATCTGGTGGTGGGATTAAGGGTAAAATCACAGTAGACAGTGATTTTGGTCTTGCCGTAAATACCGGTATCTTGACTATAGATCTCGCATCCAACAGAGGTCTTGGTTTTAGTTCTGGTGAACTTGAAGTCGTAGAGAATACCGCCGCAGGTATCGAAGTCACATCTTCTGGTATCGGGATTGACCTCGCAGCATCTACTCCAGCTCTGTCATTCGATGGCAGTGGTGATCTGCAAGTAGACGTTGATACCACAGCTGGTATCGAGAAGACAGCCAATGGTGTTGCGATTGACCTCGCGGCAACCACTCCTGCTCTTGGATTTGACGGATCAGGTGATCTCGAAGTCACTGTCGTGTCGACAGGCGGCGTAGAGAAAGCGGCTGGTGGGCTC